TTTCAAGACTACCCGAAGTATCTCCAACTGGGTTACGGTTTTCTGCATACCGAAACTGGAGAAGATGGCACGGCAACCACCGGACACCGCCCAACGAACAGTATCTTTCACATGGGGATATAACGACGGTGTCAGTTCATCCGGATTGACCTCGAACCCGGTCTGATGACTGATGGCCATCTTGTCTTTTAAAAATTCTATATATTCTTTCATTAAGCTACTTCTTTTAATTTCTTCAATCTTAAATCTCTAAGTTTTGCACAAAGTGCTTCGGCATTCTTCTTTGCCTGTGTAACCTCTACCGCATTTCCGATAAACTTCTTCTGGTCAGCTTGTGTACCAACTAACACATAATCTTCCGGAAAGCCCATGATACGTTTTAGTTCAGGAATGCGAAGCATCCGCATTTTAATATCCACTATGCCATACAGTGCCATGAACTCCTTTATCTTCACGGTCATAGGACTATCATTGTCGTAGATTTCAATCGCTATCTGACCGCTTTCTGTTGCTACCAGATAGGGCGGCATCTTATCCATTCGTGCTATCAGGGTGAAGCAGGGGTTATCAACGGAGCTGCCAGCGCTGTTGAACTGTGGATTCATCAGATAATGCCATTTCCGGTTTGCGGTTATTGTCTGTGCCGGTTCCTCTATGTTGCTACCAATATTTGAGAAAGAAGTATTCATAATCCAAGGCTTGCATGTTATAAGTTTTTGCTTGGGATTGGTTAAAATTGCCGGACAAATATTGTCAATACTTGTATGTTGTCCTCCACCGGAATACTCATTGGCGATAAACCTTGGAGTTACTAATGATAATCTGTCTTTTGTTGTAACTGTCGCAGACGGCTCGTTTACCGAACGATTAAAGCCGTTCCCATAGTGCGCTGATACGAAGGCATGATGGTCCCTGCATGTGATTGTTCCAGCAGGCTCTTCCACTGATACATTCTTGCTTTCGGGATGTCCGCTGAATTGTTTGGAAAGAAAGCAAACTTGCGCTACTCCAAGTCTGTTTTGTGTTGTTACCACCGGACATGGTTCGTCAATCCCAGGAGCGTTATATTTCCCCGTACGGTTCATAGAATTATACTTCACGAGGAAGGCATCCTTTCCTCCGGCTACAAACTTGATAAGTCCGTTATAGATACGCTCAAGCGTTTTCTCTGCAAGAGGCTTTTCCCTGAAGATGGTAGTTCCTTCATCAGAGAAATCAAGCACATCCTTTACCGGCTTCCACTTCTCCAGCCGCGAAAACATATCTAGCCTACCACCCTTACAGTGGGTCGGTTCAGGGAATACTATCGGCAAACTCTTTTTAGCAAAGATGCCGAAGAAGCGTTTTCTTGTGGTATAGGCGCCGAAGTCGGCAGCATTCAGGATACGGTGTTCAAAGTTGTAACCATATTTTTTCACGTTGCGTACCCACTTCTGATAAAGTCTTCCTTTATCCATGCTGATAGGTTTCCCATTCTCATCCATATCTCCCCATGACATAAACTCTTCTACATTTTCAATCTGAATGTAGTCAGGGTCTATAACATCAATATAACGGAAGAGATGTTCTGCCAGCGTCCGGCTATCAGCATCTCTCGGTTGACCGCCTTTAGCTTTCGAGAAGTTGGTACACTCCAAAGAAGCATGAAGCATTATCATCGAATCAGGATATAATTCACGGATACGTTCAACAATAGTATTTATCGGTGAAAGCTCCAGTGTACGAATATCCTCAATGAAATGAAGTGCATCAGGAATGTTGGCATCATGTGAAAGGATAGCATTCTTATCGTGATTCACACAGCAAACGACTTTTGCACATCTATTGCCATTTAAACGGGCTTCTTCCACGCCTTTCGACAAGCCACCGGCCCCACAGAATAGGTCTATGACAAATAATTCAATGTCGGACAACCCTTCTAAGCTGCATAATATCTCTTTCAATGATTTCATAACTCAATCAATCTCCTTCGGTTTCCAGTCATTAGGAACTTTTGCCCATTCTCTGAAGCTACTATTGGCTACGGCGGCGTCAATTAGTTGTTTTCTTGGTTTCATAATCGTGTATCTTTTTTCATCAGTTACAAACAAGTTCTTAAACAATAGTCCGCTATCCAATAGCAGACAAAATAAAAAGCGGCATATACTGCCAGGATTGACAGAATAGTCGCTATCAGTTTGGTCTCTTTCATTTCAAATTCAGTTTTGCCCGTAAGTCGTCGGGCGGTTGGTGATTCCGTTTTACCGGAGCTTGTTGTTCCTCCAAAGCTTGGTTATTGCGTCGACGAATGATAATATCCAGTTCATCTGACCGTTCCCGAAGAAATTTCCGAAATGCTTCGCCAACGGTTATCGTATCGAAATAACCATAGAACTTACCATACCTTCCCAGCTTGAACCGTGCGACAAACAATATGAACTCCGTCAGTTTGATGTAGTGGTATTGCCTAACGAACAGCCGTGAAAATTCACTCAAGGCATTTTCATCGGCCCCCTCCTTCGTGGAAGAAGCAAAATCAATGGTCAGTAACTGCGTCTTTACCCACAGAGACGAGGAACCATACCCGTACATCCGTTCAAGGTCTGACAGCGTGGGAGACTTCTCGCTGTACGCTTTCTCGGTATCTGCAAGAAGCATAGACTGGAGTGATGTCGAATATACGGCAGAAGCCTTACTAAAGGTCGGGTATTTCTCCTTGATGGCTGATAGCATTACTTCCCTGCTCGATGGCTGCATATTCGTCAAGGAGGTTTCTTGCCTTTGCTGCCTTATCAGCATCCCGATTGTTTTGTCTTTGGGCTTGATTTTCTGTTTTTCCATTGTCCTGTTGTTTTTTCTCGATTATCCAAAGATTGGCCCGACTGTCCCAACGTTCCACCTTGGCACCGGTAGCAGTTTTCCAACCGAGACCGGAAAAGTGATTGTAGAAAATATCCGCTTGCAGTTCCCAATCGGGAAGTTTATCCCGGAAATATTCCCGCACTTCTTCGGCGGTAGGTGGAATGAACTCTACCTTGGGTTTCGGAGGTTTCTTTTTCGGAGGTTGGTCCGGTGGGAATAACTCGCCAGAATTACCCACCTGTTTTTGTTTATGTTTATGTTTTATTATCTCGGCACCAACCTGCGCACCAACCTCGGTACCAACCTCGGTACCAACCTGCGCACCAACCTCGGTAAATTTTACCAAGGTGTACACTACATTCGGGCTTCCATTCTTCGTTTTGAAGTCAATCAATCCTACTTGTTTTAATCTATTCCGAGCATTTGACAAAGTCTTTAGAGAGGCTATGCTAAGGTCTGCAAGAACTTTACCATTGTTACGGTTAAACGTATTCGCCCACCTACAGAGGTTGTTAGTTTCTAACAGGTAGAAATACAAAGCGGTTTCTGTGACAGTTAGCGAATATGCGTTATGTTGCAACCAGAAGTTCTTTATTAGCTCAATATAGTTCATAATAGGTAAGAATTGACTTCATTCATAAACTCAGTAAGAGAATGGCATACCACATATTTATTTCGGAACTTTTCAGCCTCTCTCTGCCATCTTATCTGCTCCTCGCTTTGTTTCCCTTTCGGTCTCTTCATTTCGATGCAAAGAGCGGAAAATCCTTTCTTAGGTACAAGCAGTATCAAATCGGAAACACCCCTTACACTTCCCTCGTACTTCATTTGTGCTCCAGTCCTGGCATCACGCTTGCCACCATTTGGGACAGCAAACAACATAAGACTCAAAGACGGGTATTGAATCCGGAACCAAGTCAGACAGCTATGCTGTATCTGACTTTCCGATTGCGGTGTAGTTTGTTTCTTTCTCATAATCTTCCTTTGAATAAGTCCATAGCCATATCTACTACATTCTCCTTAACCACATCATCCGTTCCGGTAACACCGTTAGCTATACCTTTCTTTCGCTGGATAACATCATACATGTATTCATCAATGGTATTCTTACCAAGAAAGTAGTAACAGTTAACGTTATTCTTCTGCCCATTACGGTGTGCCCTATCTTCTGCCTGCTCACAGTCAGAAAAAGTCCATGGGAACTCGATGAAGGCTACACGGCTGGAAGCAGTCAAGGTGAGCCCGGTACCGCCCGATTTGTAGTTAAGGATAATCAACGTACAATCCGGATTGTTCTGGAAAGCATCGACGGCCATCTGTTTCTGCGTAGCGTTATCCTCACCCGTAACCGTTACAGCTTTGGGAAACATCTTCTTCAGTTCCAACACTACTTCTTTTAGGTAGGCAAAGACAATCAGTTTCTCGCCTCCATCTATCACGTCATGTATGAATTCGGCAGCCGCCTTGATTTTCCCACGTGCAGAGATGGCTTTCAGAATGCCCATACGAACCATTACCTCGCCCCTCATGGACTTGGCTATCTTCTCATCATCCGCATTCTTGTAGACACGCAGATATTGTATGAGGTCGCTTTCCGCTTTCTCATACTCCAACCGCGTAGTGATATCCATCTCAATATACTGACGTGTCTTGTCTGGAAGCTGCGTCAACACTTTAGCTTTTTCACGCCGGAAGAAGCAGGTATTCCAAAGGCGCCAGTTCAGTTCTTTCAGATTGGAGGCTTTCTTCGGCCCATTACAGAAACGTTCGGTGAATGTCTTATACCCTCCAAAATCCTCCAACCGTCCCATTATCTTGAGTTGCTGTATAAGGTCAGTATTGTCATTCACTACCGGTGTTCCCGTCAGTTCAAGAATGAAATCCTTGCCTTTACAAATGCCCTCAACAAACTTGCTCTGCTGGGTCTTGGTAGACTTGCACTTATGCGACTCGTCAATGATTACAGACTTGAAAAGGGTTATACGTGGGTCAAAGGTGATTGATTTCAGCGTAAACCGCGTATCATTCTTCACATCCAATACAAAGAACTTTTTCAAGCTCTCGTAGTTAGTGATGAAGATGTCACAACACTTGGTTTCAATGAAGCGCTGCCAAGTATTTTTGTTCTTATCATCAAGGATTAGCGCCTGCTTTCCAGCAAATTTCTTGAACTCACGCTGCCAATTTATTTTAAGTGCTGCCGGACATACAACAAGGCACGGATAGGATTTTGCAATCGTCACCGTGCCTATTGCCTGCAAGGTCTTACCGAGTCCCGGCTGGTCACCGAAGATACACCGTTTATGGGCCAGAGCATAGGCTATGCCCTCCTTCTGGTAATCGTACGGTTCAAGTAGCAATCCGTGGGGAACGGTCAGCTGCGGCATCGGAGCAATGTCAAAACTCATATCGACCTTTCTTTGCTCCGACCGTTGTACGGAACCGCAGAATCCCTGCTGTACCGCCCATTTCGCCATTGTATCAACATACCATTCATCAGCCAAGTCAACCCACCACGCCTTTTCATTGAAAAGATATGCTTTCTTTGCGTTAGCCTTGACTGACGGAATATTGTTCACGCATTTAACCAACATCGGATGATACATGAATTTCAGTTTGAAGCCGTCCGGATATTTGGTGATACAAAAAGGTGCTGCCATATCAAGCTGCCGGCTCTTTAATCTTCACTTTTTTACTTTTGTTTCTCGGCTTCACTTTCTTCCCGTCAATCGTCAGAGTAGTGCCACTCTGTTCCACCACTTGTTTAAGGAACTCATTCGCTTCCTCTTCAAATGCAGCATCTCCCACCGGGTCGGCTGCAATGTCCGTAGGAATATCCCCATCGAACGGAAGTTCCTGCTGGACTACCGCCCATTTCTTAGCGGTAAGATACTGTTCCACCTCATAATTACATGCCTCAATTGCCTGCTGCAGTTCGAATGCATGCTTATATTCCTCGTTCTCATTGTTGAACATGGTAAACGGAGCTATAAGGTTAAGCACCTTCTTACTTTTAAGAAAACGTTTTCCAACCAATACCACACCTTCATTGTCATCCGAACCGCTAACTGTGTAGCCCGTGACCTCGAATGTAGAGAAGATTTCTTCCGGCAGTTCATCTATGGAGTCCTTTCCATCAGCTTCTTTCTGCTCACAGAGGAAAGCAAGGTGAGGAATCAATTCGTTAAACGCTGCACGCAAATCCTTATGGATAAGATTCTTTCCCTCAATGGTTACATTGTCCTCATTCTCGTTCTTGAAAGAGGCAACAAGCGTGTTGTCTTTCGTGATTTTTGCTTTGGTGATATTCATTTCTACCTCCTGTCTTTATATTCGTTGATAAATTCGTTATAGTAACGGTCAGCCGGAAGAGGGAGCGTTATTCCCAGTTCGGCAGCAGCATCGGCCTGAACCTTATTTAGAAAGTCAGTCATCTGCACTGTATTGAGTTTCGATGTGCTTCCGGCAATGACCATTTCTTTTCCTCTGAAATACGAAGTCCTTCTGAGAAAGCGGTTACAATAGTAATCGTGTACATCCTGCTTGTCCGTCCCGGTCTCCTGCTCAATACAAGTAAACCACAACCACATAAGCGCATTCTGTGACAGCGTCCTTGGCTCTGTGAACCTTTCGATTTTTACACGATACCGACCATTACGAAGCTGGGAACACATGAAGTCAAAAGACTTGCTTATGTGTACCTCGCCGTTGACCTTTTCCAGAATTGCTTCTTGTGCCATTACTCTAATCCAAAGATTTTTTTATCAGAAATAATGTCTCGGTTTGCTTCCAAAAACTCTATGAAATGCTCGCAGTGTGCCGTAAGCAGCTTAATCGTCTGTTCATGGTTATAAGTGTAGTATTCCGGGTATTGCGTTCCGCTAATTAGTGGTGTCCGACTGGTACCGCCCTTCATCTGATAGGCAGTGTACTCAAACGCTTTCACGCTTTCCATCTGACCGGAAGCAATCAGACAGTAAGGATATACATGGCGCTGCCAGCCGTGTTCATACTTGCCAAAATCATACTTAGATGTCGTCTTGATATCATATACAGTATCACGAACGAGCTCATCTATATACCCATAAAGCTCCACATCACCATAGCGAGTGGGAATGACTGCGGACACAAAGACTTGGGACAATGCACCGGAAAAATACTTCGACTGCTCTATACACCAGCTACGGTCAAATAAGAAATTACGCTCTGGCGCGATATCAGTAGCAGGAAAATATACCTGAATGGTATTCGTTTCTCCATCACCGATAATGGTGTATGGCTCCCGTTCGCTTGGTATATGCTTTTTCTTGTGGATATAGCAGTCTATGACAGCATTAAAGGCCGTTCCTTTATCAGCTGCCTCACTCTCAAACGGGACACGGTTTATCGCATCAAGTAGGCTTTGCTTCAGCTCCGCTTCAATTACTTCTGGACTTTTCTTATATTCCCCCGTTTCATTATCGACATTCCAGAAGCTCTCTACTTGTTCATCAGCCCGCAAATACTGCTCGAATTTATCGAGCAGTGACGGGTAGAATCTGTATTTAGGCTGCAGGTTCATACTTTTTGCTGAGTTTGTTAAACTTCAAGCCAAGTCTCTTGCACTTCTCATTGAGCATCATGCCTGCCCGTACCTTGCTGTCAAAGATATGCGTCATGGTATCTAAAGCTTCCCGAACAGAATTGGCAGATTGTGTATCAGTCACTTGTTCCACTGCGTCACGGATAGCATCAAGAACCGCATCATATTCGGAAGATAGTTCCGTCTGCTTCGTCTGATACTCCTTATAAGTACTGATGATTTTCGTCATGAAATCATTCTCACCCGTTACGGTACCGGACTCATCAATGATTACGGGAATTTTGATACGTGAAGGAAGATTACAAGTATTCTTCCCGTAGAACTTTTCGCAGGGGTCAAAAGAAATCGTTCTGTCCTTACCGATAGCCTCCATATAGCCGACCAAATCCAGCTCCTTAATCAAGTCACCTGCGGACGAACCGCCAATCTCCGGACGTATCTGTTTTTCGTCGCCTACTTTCTCCTCCCGTTCATGAGCCACGAAGATAACAGACTTGCCCATGAGGGTTACTTGGTTAACGAAGTTGATGAACATGTTCTTACGTACTCCGTAGCCTTGCAAAGAAAGGGTACCATCCGCTTTCTTCATCTTCGGATTCGCTGCCATAATCGCCTTATCCATAAAAGAAAGCATCTTTCCGGCAGTATCAATCACAATAGTGGAAAACTCCTTGATTTCTTCGGACGAAAGTACCTGGTTCGTCTCGTCCCAGCTTGTAATCTGGACGGTCGGTACACGATGGGCGGCATTGACACGGTGAATACCGCCGTCATAATCGAACAATACCGGATTGGGAGCCGATAATGCAAGAGTGGTATTATGTGTTACAATAAAGTCATCTGTTATATACAGTTCGTCTTCATTCGACACTTTGATACAAACACATTCAGAATCCTCTATCTTTTCTGCGTCAATTATATATCTTGACGGGGTGACAGGTTTCCATTGCGCAGCCTTCCGTTCTAACGTGAATGGGCATTCGCTCATGTTAACGGTAACTCTATATTCAATCCCCTTGTCTTCTCTTGGATAACCTACTGCTTTAGCGATTCCCCCCAAGGAAAGGACAAGATGAACAAAATCATCCGCAAGTATTCGGCTTGATGTTGAGAAACTGACTCTATTCTTGTTTGCATGCCCGTCAGTATCCATTAACCCGCGTAACAAGGCCAATCTCTGCTCACGACTTCCGAGCTTGTATTCAGAAGGTATAAACTTATCTCCGGAATGAACGTTCAATCCTAAACGTTTTATCTTCTGAATATACCCTTCACCATTACCCCGAAGAACAATACTATATTGTGGGCACTGCGGAGCTTCATTCTTCCGAATAGAATATACACTAGGTAACAGCATCTTGACTTCTTCCAATATTTGATTATCCATATCAGGATTGGAAAACATAGCAACGTTGCCAGTCAAAGAGCCGTCACCAATTAAAACACCCAAAATATACGGGTTTACTTCATACTCCTTTTCCGGATAATCCATAGCTTCTGCAACGGGAATCTCATAACGAGGTATTGCCTTTCTTGTTGTTGATTGTCTGGAAGGAGACAAAGGACAAGAGATACCTTTCGCTATCATTTCCTTTAAAGTCACATTTTTGAATCCCGCCTTTCGGCTATTGCCTGTACTTGACCTCACTGTCCATATATGTTCTTCATCACAATAGGTTATTGCAGAATCATTAGTCATAATCCGATACACCGGCCTTATCCCCTGCGGATAGATGCCAAGAACTTTCTGCACCTTTCCGTCATGCCCCATAACTTCATCGCCGACGGATAAATCAGACAACTTCTTGAATCCAGTTGGCGTTAGAATATTGCAATACAGTGGTTGGGCTTTTCCCATGCCAGGTTGGCCGTAAATCAGTGCTGACAAGGTAGTCTTAACGGTCAGCTCGTTAGGTCTTTTGATAAGTCCCATAATAGAAAATATTAAAGTGGTTAATAAAAAAATAGCCAAAGGAAAGCCCCGAAGCGTATTCTCCGGGGCGCAAACGACAAATACTCCTAATCCTATCCGATTTCGCATTACCTTTCAGATAGAGTCAACGGCTAACCGATGCCGCGCGGATGATTCCCTGCGCTATCTTCGCCCTACTCTCGGACTAAAAGCGGATTTTCTCTCATAAAGGCTTGTAGAAACGGATGGATTCGAACCACCGACCGCCGCTTGTGGTGCTCTCCCATTAAGCTAAGAATCTACTTGAGAGAATCGAACTCTCAACCTTCCACCACACACGGTGCTCTATCCACTGAGCTACGTTCCCAGAATAGGTGAACTATTTTCACAAACCGTTCACCTTGAAACACAAACAAAAAATAAAACACGACAAAACTACTAAATAACCCTCTCTTGGATTGTGGACGTTGACGGACTCGAACCGCCAATCTCCTCAAATGAGTTGTGTTAGCCATTACACCGAACGCCCATATTTGCCTACCATATCTTCACAGACCGGGCAGGCAGGTCAACAAAGTTGCTCCCGGATAGGCGGTCAAGCCACACCGGGATAGTCACTTAAAACAAAAGCAAAATAAAAACTTAAATGAGGACTCTCACCTCACGTTGTCCTTTACAACGGAATTATAGATTAAACAATAAAAAGCTTGTGGACAATGCGGGATTTGAACGCCGCGACCTGTACATGAAACCTTTAAACAATACCATGACAAATTACCAATACTAACTACATGTACCGCTCTACCAAGCTGAGCTAATTGCCCGTGTCTGTCCCTGCTCTCACGAGTAGAGACAACTCCCATGTCTAATTCTAAATCAATCTAATTATGTGTGAAACACTTCCTCCGCTGAGGTCTATATCTTGAACACCTTTTTCAAGACATTGTGATAAAACCAATACGAATACACAAGGCCAAAAAGGTTTATACCATAATTCCAGTCTCCCGTTACCGAGTCTACATCATTAAACATCAATAAACATGGTAGTGCCAATACGTTAAGCAGTAGCACGTTTATAATGATTCTTCTTTTCATTGTTCTTTCCCTTTCTTACTTTTGCAAAGCTCAACACATCCGAAGCATTGTAATAGCTTCTCCCATTAGATTTATACTCAACTCTCACTCTTTGAGTATTTACCAACACTCTTAACCTGCCCGGACCTCCTACTATTTTTTCAGATTCTCTCTTTGGAAAAGTGCGAGAATCCATAATAGTGAGGATGTCTGCCAATCTCGCCTCCGCTGTCCCGTCAATCAACATGAAACTGCGTAAATCACCATTCACTTCGTATATCATACCGTTAAAAAATAAAGTCGTTATTATTCTTTCGGCCAGTCCTTATATATCGCATAGCTGTCCGTACCCGTGATGGTATTCTCATTCTCCGTAAATCAATATCATTGCAAGTGACCTGCATCAATAAGAATAGAATGGAGAATAGGAATTCAAGCCCGTGTCTGCGTAATTCCTTCAAATCAAAATCACGCTTAAGCCTATCGCAAATCATATACAGAAGCAGTTCCGTATCTTTGGAAATACCCAACTTCCGGTATATCGTTCTTTTCTGGGTCTTGACAGTCCAAACCGATTTATTCAGATTGCCCGCCACCTCCTTGTCGGCAAGCCCCTTGCAGTACTCATTCGCGACAAGCAGTTCCGTAGGAGAAAGGGAAATCATCATGCGACCCTTTCCACATCAAAAATACCTTTCCTCTTGTCAACCTCCCCTACTTTCCAGTCAGCATCCTCAACGCAGAACTCCAATCTCAATCGGGGGATAATTGTCCCCTTTATGGAATTATACGCCTTAACCGGAAAAGTTAGAACTTCCCCTACCTCCATATCTCTCAAAGCCGGAGTGTAGTTTTCTGTGATTATTCGCTTTTTCATCGCTATAAAATTTTAATGATTAGTATTTGAGCTCTCCCGAGCCAATCCGATTGGCGGCATCACGCTTTATTCGGGAGATTTACTTAACTTTGCATTGCCACATTTAAAATTAAGTAAGCATGAGTAGTGAAAGAAATCTAATCAGACTCTACATGCGTTCTCTGGATGAACGAACAGAATGGGTATTCAAAATACAAACAACACTTTTAATGGTAGCTTCAACCACCTTTGCAGTAATCATTTCTTTAAGCAGTCCTTCAGAGGACAGTCTTTGCAACAAGCTTCTCCTTGTAACTGCAATATGCGTAAATGCACTCTGTATCCTTTTCTCTGGAATATCTTTATACGAGAATAGAGTGTTGAGCAATCAAGCTGTGCGCACCTATCGGGAATACCTAAGAAAATATCATAACGGGGAATTACCGCACGGTCAAGCTTACGTATATGAAAGCATACCAAAAAGAAAAATCTTCGTATTCTGTGAAGGATGTTCGTATGTCTCATTCCTGCTGTTTATCATCGTATTGGTTACATATACTATTGTAAGGAGTTTCTGTTAATTATTTCATGTTACGAAGTATCTTTTTAAAAACCCTCCAACAAAAGTATAGCACAAAAGGGAACAGTACCATTTGAACAATAGTCTGTATCACATAATTCACAGACAAGGCATCAATCGCATACTCGATTGGTGAATCCTTAATGTAATCTATTATTTCATTCATATTCTCTCTATTTTCGATTAATATTCGTGCCCCGATAAGCTCTCTCTGCTCTTCCCACCGGAGTTATCAGCTACTGTACTTCGCTGCATGACCGTTCGGGGCATGTCGGCTTCCAATTTCGCACCGTTGCAAATCTTTCGCTCGTTCTGAACTTCCATTCAGACATCATCGCAAATTCTTGCTACTCCGGGTATCTCTCGCGTCCTCTATGCTGGGATTGAGGGTAAGCGCCAGTATCGCTTTCTGGAACGGATTACTTAGGGCAATCACTCCATCTCGTTCTCCGTCTCCCATCAAAGGGTAGGCTCAATGACCGGACGGAGAATCTTTCAATTCGCCCATGCAAGGCTTTGCACGCCACTTGCGCAAGTATTCATGTTAAGCGTACAGCTGTTCTGCATGGTATATGTAGCTGCCTTTTCTGCGAATAATTATCTTAATCGCCTACGTAACGGGAACCGAAGGCTCCTTTGCTGTTCTGATTGTAGTAAGCTGAAGCTGGAGCGTTGCAGTAATCATAAGAACTTCTTCTTTCCGGTCGTACCAAAGCTGCTTTCATTACTTCTTTCTCAGCCTTTCTCGCTTCTTCATCAGCAACACGTTTCTTTTCGTCAGCCCAAGCGAGTTTCAAGCAATCACCGAAAGTCTGTACACCGTGAGTAAGCTGGTATAGCTTGAAATACTTTCTGTATATCTCGTGAGCCGCTTTCATAATCTTGTGTAAATCGTACTTTTTCATTGTCTTACTCCTTTTTAGGTATTACTTTAATTTTGCCAACTCAACTATTTTTCATTATTTTGTAGTCGTTGTTGACGTTGATGTTGCAAAGATACTTCTTTTGAAGTTACAACAAATACAATTGAAGTATTTTCTTCATCAATTTTATATTAATTAACATTCAATTGAAGTAAAATGCGGATTGAAAGCATAAATGAAAGGATTAGATATATTGCTGAACAGCTATATGGAGGCAATATAAATGAACTATGCAGGGCTATCGGAGTGAAACAAGCCACCATGAGCAACATCGTTGCAGGTAGAATGAGCAAGCCTTCATTTGAAGTAATTAGTGCTATAATCGAAAATACTTCAATTGACGCATATTGGCTAATTACAGGCAAGGGTACCGCAATTAAAGAAGTAGATACTTCTACTGAAACAGTTACTGCTTCTGAACAGACTGACAAACATTATATTGAGTGCATCCAAAACCTTTCAGAAGCAAGCAAGAAAAATGCAGAAGCCAATATACTCAATGCAGAGGCTAACAATAGGAATAGCCAGAATTTGGAGAAATTGATTTCGTTAATTGAGAAAAAATAGGATATGAAAGTAAGTTCTAATCATATATTATGGAGCATTGCATTCATAAGCCTATTACTTAGCATAATATCATTGTGTAATTCATACCCGCGCACATCAGAGTTGGAATTTGATTACTTAGGTGTTATTATTGGAGTATTATCTTTCTTGGTTGCTTTTGTAACTATAATTTTCGGATATAATATATACGGTCTAAAGAAGGACTTGAAAAAAGAAGTATCTAACCAAATCGACAATGCAAAAATACAATTAAAAGTAGAAATTGAAAGTTTAGGAAATGAAGTTAGTGGGAATATGTTTTTTAGAGTTGCTGAATCTGAATTTAATAACAAACAATATGATTTAGCTTTTCAGAATTATGTTTTCGCAGCATATAATTTCAATCTGTACGATTCAAAGTTGTCAACTATTGAAGTATGCATAAATAGATTAAAAGATATTATCAAAAAAGTACAAAAAAGCGGAAAAGGATTCGAAATGTTATCAAGTGACAAGCGTTGTTTGTCTCAATATCTTACAGAGTTAGACAGAGAAGAAACAAATGAAATACAAGAATTCATTTATAAGAATATCGTGAATTTTTAACGAGATAAATAAAAATAGTAACTGATAATATAACCATATCTATACAATGGAAGAAATCATAATAAGAATCCCTGTATTCAAAACTCAAACTGAACAAGAAGAGGTAGAATTATTTAATGCCAATATAGAAGGTATGGTTGATTCTGCATGTACCAAAATAAATGAGTATAAATGTTCTTCTACAAAGAAAATTACAATTACTAATGATTTCAAGCATTTTACTCATGAGGTTGTAAGTATTAATGCAACTAAAGAAAATCTTAATGGAAGCCCTGTCATGTTTATGCAAATGTCTGCTCATAAAACCAATATGAGAGATGGGTATATAGAAAGCCCAGAAATTAAGAATACCAAAATTTCTGTAACACAAAACGTTAAAATTGGAAGTGAACATTATTATGTAATAATGTACCCTATGTTGCAAAGAAAAGGTAACTATTACAGTAGATTTTGGTATCTTTTTCTGTATGATGACCCCGAAAAGAATACTCCTGATTTCATCAGAATTGTTAAAACAGTTATCAAAGAGGTTTTAAACACGAAGACATCGCACTTGAAACCTAAAGAATTTGAGGATGAAATTAAAGTGTATAGCGGATATACAATGAAGGCATGTTTTCAATCAATAGAAACTCTTAGTGATGATATATATGATAAACGCTTTTCAAATCAGTTTGTAAGCGGACAGACTAATAGTAAAACCTATATTGAATATAAAGACCTTTCATATGAGGATTTGCAAGAAATTATAAATAATGATTCCGATTTGACCATAGAAAAGAAAATATTCCATATATTTAGTGCCAAGAAATCTTATAAAGTTAGCAAGACGAGAAGAAAAGAAGTGCTTAAAGCCAAGGATGAATATAAACTGCATATCGAAAGCAATTATAATTATTGTACTAACATATCTGAAGATGAATTCAATAGCAATAAAATGTATGATAAGACGTTTATATTAGAAAAAATGGAACCTGTAATTGTAAACTGTTTAAGCTAAAAAATGAATACACTCATTAATGACATATGTAGCTTCAGTTTGTCCATCTTTGGAATAGGGATAACATTGTTCACTGTCATATATTCATTTATTTCTAATAAACGAGAATATATGAATGAAATTTCTCATATCATTACTTCTGGTAAGGCGTGTCCTGAGACAAAGGCAAAATATATTATAGCTGAAAAATATATCCAGAAGCAAAAAAGAATAAATGCAATAATATTGAGCGTTACTATTGCATCATTTGTAGTTTATACATTATGCCTATTATACTTGCATATAGCATCTGATAATATTGTTCTAAAAGATATTATCATAGGACTTGCAATTATTCTGATATTGTCATTGTGCATTGCATTATCAATGTTTATCTCTTCCTATTTGAAATATATAAAATAGGTTTCAATTATTTTGCTTATTTACACAAATATGGTTATGGTATCAGAACGCCATAGCTAATACTATACAATAAAATATGAATAAGACAATCACCATCTGTTCAAATCAATGGACCAGCCCCACCCATTGCCAACTCACCCCTACCTGCAAAGGCTGGGGGTGTCGGTTTCTTACCACTCCCATAGATAAGTTGCCGACCACCGACAAGGAGAAAGCAAAACTGTTCTCCAAGGTGTACCGGGAAGCGAAAGAAAAGGGGGTACTGGAATGTCCGCACTATCGTTCGCTTTTCATCGACGAGGTTCTAGAGAACATTGAGAAAAGTAACGTTATACAACAAAACATGAGCTGATTTTTCCTATTTATTGTCGACATCAGATTTAAACCAGCCTATAAAGAAGTGATACACAGATTATAGTGGTATTTCCAATACTATAAGTCTAGTTTAGTTTTTGTGTGAAGCACTTCCTCCGTAAGCGAACGTTGGAAGTGCTTTTTACATATCAACACTATTTAATCCACAAGCAGAAAAATTATCAAAGCAAATTTAAAAAACTATATATAACTACATATCAAACACCAACATAACATTCATTTTCTTATCTTTAATACAGAAACAAGTGGGCACGCATGTTTTATGATTTTACTAATCACATCTGTATAATGTTAGTTTCGCGACAACCATTATACGGTAATAATCTTGTAAATTATGGAAATCAAGAAAACATCCAAAGCAAGCCTGGAAAACAAGAAGTCAAGTTGGCTACTTGTAGGTTATGTAATTGTGCTGGTCTTCATGTTCGTTGCATTTGAATGGTCGAAGCGTGATGTTAGGATTGACATGAGCGGTGCTATTACCGAGAACGTATTTGAGCAGGAAATTGAAATTCCTATCACGGAGCAACCCGAATTAGTAGCTCCACCACCCCCTCAAGCTCCTGCAATTGCCGAGGTATTGACAATTGTGGATGATAATGACAATGTGAAAGAAACAGCCATTGCCTCTTCCGAAGAAATCGGTGAAGCTGTAATCATCAAAACCATATCTCCAACCGTAGATGAAGAGATTCCGGTAGAGGATGAGATTTTTGAAGTTGTAGAGAAGAATCCCGAGTTTTCTTATAATGGCATGAGTCTGATGCAATATCTGGGTAAGAGTATAAAATACCCGACTATTGCACAAGAGACCGGAACCCAGGGGCGCGTAATAGTACAATTCGTTGTCAACAAAGACGGCAGCATCGTAGATGTAAAAGTAGTAAGAGGCGTAGATCCCTATCTGGACAAAGAAGCTATCCGTGTGATTTCCACCATGCCCAAATGGAAACCCGGTGAGCAACGAGGCAAACCGGTCCGTTGTAAATTCACAGTTCCCGTAATGTTTAAATTACAATAG